GTTGGGTTAGGCGGTCCCTCATAGTCTGTTTACGCCTTCGGCGCAGGGATTAGGGTCGAATACCGGAACCGAATGGCTATAAACCGGAACTACATCGGAGAGGCATGGCTAAAAGTGATTCATTTTTTATCAGAGCAGAAGTAGACACCAACGGAACAGATTTTAATCAAAGCGAAATAGATCTCGGAAGTTTTGTAAATTTGGGGACCAAGTCCTCTAGTTTACTTAGGGTGCATAATGTGTCAGTACAAATAACTGATGAAAACTTACCAACTGCTCCTATACTAAAGGATGCAGATTTCAAAGTTAGTTGGCAATTAACTACTCAAACGCAATCGGCTATTATAACAGCAGTAGATAAGTCCCTGGTATCATCAGGATCTCTTACCGGAAAAACTGGTGTTACACCATCTCATGACTTTGATGTCAACCCACAAAGTTGGACTCAAGGATATTTAATTGGAGTAGATACTATGTTTTTAGGATCTGATCTATCAGTAGCCCTAGACTCTGGTAATTGTACTATCTCAATAGTAATGGAATGTACTATTGAATCAGCCACACAAGCAAATTCAGTAGCCCTAGCATTGAGTCAACAGTGATTACAATGGCTAAGGATGAAGATATAGCAGCACGCGCTCTATGTCAATTGCTTGAGTTTGGATTCATAGCAGATGGTATGGACCCAGCAATTGCAAAAGTATTAGCTGGAAAGGCTTGTGAAGTAGGGGTCAAAAAAGTATCAAGAGATCTAAAGAAGGAGAAGTCAAAACAAAAGCGCAAACTTAACTCCTGGCAAAAGTTTGTAAAAGCCAAAGCAAGTAGTTACAAATACAAAAGCGGATCTAAGAAAGGGCAAGTTAATTTTAAAGCTCTATCCAGGGACTTTAAGAAAGCAGGGAGGGCTAAAAAATGAGAAATGATAAGATTCTAACATTAAAGGGAAAGATATTGGCTGGAGATGTAGAGAAAATAACGCTCTTTGACGGAAAATTCGACACTGCATTTAGAATATTATCTATTGTTATTACTCCACAAGATATAACTACAACTGAAGCAGTTAGTATAAAACTCATGACAGAAGATGCAGCACATAATACAGCTTGGTTTTGGGCGAAGAATACTGAAGTAGGTTGGGCATCTTGGGGCATTCCATCAAATTTAAGGTTTGGAGAATTCTCAAGAGTAGACAAAGAAGCACTGATCGTAGAAGATTTATTTATGGATGCATCTGGTGACTCTGGTGAATTTATTAATTACATGATAGAATTGGAAAAAGTAAATATCACAACATGGAAAGGGGCACTTGCGATGGTTAGAAATAAATCTCAAGGTGCTGACTGATGGATGATGATGTTGAAAAGACATTGGCAGATCCAAAACATCCTATTTGGAAGATTATGCTTGGACTTGTAGCCGTTCTTTCTGCATTATGGATCAATGGGAATTAATTATACAATCTATTTTCTGAATCTTTGTGAGATTTTCTCGCATCATCTAATTCATCACCTACTTCTTTTAATAATAATTCTACTCTTTCTATTTCAGATAATTCTTTTATCAATAAATTATGATGTATTATTTGTAAAATATTTCTAACACCTTCATAATATCCAATATCATAATGATATTCTTCTACTTCATAATCATTCATTCTGATTTCATCTCCGTATGGTCAAATTGCATAGCATAAGTATACAATATTTCTTCAGAAGATTTACCTTGATCCAGGAGGGACTTCAAATTGTTCTCCAAATACTCCCACCTGGATCTAAGAATGTTTCTTTGAATCGAGATTGCATCCATTCTAGCCTCTCTAGCTCGACTGTCAGCAATTGCACGACTGATATTTGCAGATGCCTTTCTATTTACCGACCATTCCTTGTATATGTCGTATGCTTCTTGTGTTAATGTTGCAGAAATTAGGTGACTCATGCTTCCACAATCCTTTCAGCAAACCAATCATAGCCATTACCTGCACAATCATCTAGATCTAAAGCAGTGTAAAGCCCTGCTTTGGTTATATCCATAGTATAACCTGACCTATTGGGCATCCAATAAGTCATCTCTGGACTATTATACTCCAAACAATTACTTCTTTTTCTACATATTATCCTGTATAGGTGTGTTCCACTCATGTTTATCCGACTACTATAATATATATAATATTATTTAATTAGCAAAAATGACGCACAGGTGCCAAACTTCATAGAGAACTCGGCCCGTGGTAGGGACGTGGTCGCTGATGGCACATTAGTGAACGGTTGGGTTAGGCGGTCCCTCATAGTCTGTTTACGCCTTCGGCGCAGGGATTAGGGTCGAATACCGGAACCGAATGGCTATAAACCGGAACTACATCGGAGAGGCATGGCTAAAAGTGATTCATTT